CCGAAGGGTACTACCTCACACATAGGCCGCTACGGCTGCCTAGGTATAACCTTGGGATCCGATGCCTTTGTTAAAGCAGAGGATCGTTCGGTTCCGAGACAACGCGGTACACGAAATAATATTCGTGCGCATCTATACATAGTAAATCGTATAGAGCCGTTTGGTTATAATGTGAGATGTCCTTTCGGGGCTATGGCATTCGCCTAGGCAACCGGAAGGTTGGCTACTTCTCCCCCTAACGGGGGCTGCCGGAGACAGTATCGTGCCCGTCGAAACTACTGACCACTCAGTTCCCTACCAAATCCGTAACTTCCGTTACGAAGGCGGCAAACTTGACGGTCAATCGACTTCGAACTTCAAGAGGACGTGGACTAACTCCCGTGTGACGGTGAAGAATCCTAAATGGCGATGGTTGATCCGGAATGGCTTAAACGCTACTACGGGTTACTCATATGATCATTTTGATCTCTTCGACTGTCCAACTCGAGCGTTTGCGACCTTCTCTGATCCGAAGAAGAGTATAACGGGTGCGCCTGTGACGTATTACGTCGACCAATGGAACTTGGGGATTCTTCCCCAGGACCCTCTTGGTTTCAGTGCGTCAAAGGCAGATTACTATGCCCGACAGGATTTCATTAACAAATATCGGAGTCGACGTACCGCTTTCCAAGGCGGCGTCTTTTTCGGTGAGTTGATGGAAACTGTTCGCCTGATAAGTAGTCCTGCAAAGGCACTTCGACAAGGGATTGACCGGTATTACGCGGACGTTAAGAAACGTACGCGCCGGAGCAAGAACAAGTCGAGGACTGTGCGGGATACTTGGCTAGAGTATCAGTTTGGCTGGAAGCCGTTAATTAGTGATATCGAGGATATTGCCCGGTTAGCCTCTTTGGACCCCTACAGGGTTCATAAGCCGATTCGGGCCCTCGGTGGCACTAGTGAAAAAACGGAGCCAGTCGACGTTACTCAATCCCCTAGTAGTATCGGCGGACCTTTAGTTTGGACAGTTAGGAACTGGCTAAACAACGAGGTCAGCGTGATATATAAGGGTGCCATCTGTGCGCAAAATGAGCCCGTCCCTTTCCCGGAACAGCTTGGCCTTAGCTGGTCAAACTTCCTTCCGACAGTTTGGGAGCTCATTCCGTACAGTTTTCTGGTAGATTACTTTACCAACGTAGGTAAGGTGATTGAGGGCATTTCCACTGGCTGGGTGTGGCTCGCTTGGGGTTGCAAATCGACTAGGAAGATGAGTATCTCCAAAACGGAGATTCTTTTCAACCCAATCCTTGTAACCAACAATTACGGGTCACGCCTTTGGAGTGGTTATGTCACTGGGTCTGGTGTAACTGGCCAGTACGTTCGTTTTCTCCGCGAGTCGATCGAAGGCGTTCAGATTGGTCTGGACGACTTGCGATTTAAACTCCCGGGTAGCGACACGAAGTGGCTTAATATCGGCGCGCTTGCGCGTATGCGTAAACGTGCTTAACTTAGCCCGGGGTTACCCCCACACCATCGTCGAGAGACGAAGGAGCTTTTGTGACGATCTCTCTCACATCACCGGTTACTGGGTCTGCCCAGACCGGTCTCACCTCGCCCACGTACACCCATGTGGCCGACACGCCCCCAAACGCGTATACGAAACAGTATGCGGTGACCGC